GTCTAATAATTCCAACTCCACCTAAACCAGATAGTTATCTAGAACGAATTACACAATATGTAGAACAACCATTAACCGTTTTAACTCCATCAGTAGCTGCAAAACAAAACATTTCACGTTCTAAGCAAGATTATGGAGGTTATGGCTCAGCAAATCAACAAAATGTAGCATTACAAAATCTTTTGGCATCTAATGCAGAAAAATACGGGAGTTACTTTAACTAATGGCTAAAGCTAGAACTGCAAAACAAAAAGCAGCAACAAGAAAACTAGTAGCATTAAACAAACGTAGATCTAAAGGAACCACGAAAGGAATGGAACGTAAAACAGCAAGACGTGCCTTTGAAGGTAAGCGTAAATCGTCAAAAACCAAGCGTAAATCGTCAAGTTCAAATATAAGAACACCAATGAAAAGTATGGCAAAACGTAGAAGTTCCAGCGTAAGACGTGCAGGTAGTTCAGCTAAAAACCTTCTTACCTCAGGTATTGTAGGTAAAGCGGTTACAGGTATTGGTGCAGCAGCACTAGTAGGAACTGTAATGAACAGAATTTTACCCGGCAGTCCAATCACTGGAATAGCCCAACCAATCGCAGCATATGCAGCAGGCGGAGCAGTTGGAGCAGTAACATCAGTCATTCTTAGCGGTGGTCTAGGAACCATAACAAGTTTCTTAGGTGGTCAACAAACTGCAACACCATCAGTTGGTAACGTGGAGTTTGGCGTATAATGGCACTTCCGGTGCAACGTACGTATGTGATCCCAGCCACTCCGGTTCATAACGTACCTCAGTTTATGACAGACCAACAAACCGGCCAGAATAACTTTTTGATATTGACTCCAAATGTACTACAAGATCTCGTGATGAATCCAGACGGTGGTGTTGGTGCAGTATACCGATTCCAACTAGTCAAGAATGGAAATACCACTCCAGTTCGTGCAGATAGCCCATCTATGAGCCCAACAACTCAAGGAAGAGTTCCAATAGGAAACGTTTCTTTGAGCCCGGGCAATTATCAATGGGAAGCAACACAAACCGTAGTAGGTGCAGGTCTAGCAGTAGTTACAATCCTTGCAAGATATGCAAGTCCGCTTAACTAGGTGAGATACAGGTGCCTTTCAACTATACCGTATCTAATCTACCCCTTTTAGTTCCGATTAGAGTTATCTTACCCGCAGCAACAGCAAATCAAATTATATCTTTCCCAGATAGGTTTCTAGGTCGTGCAGTTTCACTAAAGATTACAAATAACGATGCAACAAATGCGTTAACTTATGCATATAATCAAAACTCTCAATTCTCTAGTTTAGCAGCTAGTTCTTTTGATACTTTAGATGGTACAATAGTTAATTTCTTAGAAGTTAACACTGGAGCAGCCGGAACGTGTTTAATTGAAGCACAGGTAGCATCGTTAATTGAACAAAAGGTTCAAACTAAAACACAGGACACTTTCTATGCAGCAAGAGTCCCAACAACACAAGAACAAAACGTCTTAGATTTAGAGGAAACCACATAATGTCATTCGGTGGCGGTGGCGGTTCTGGTGGCATTACTGCCCACCGGCATAATAGTCAAACTGGGGAAGGAGCTGCTCTCCAAATGAGAAATAATACCACTACTGGAACAACAGTACAGTTTAACGGTGGAACGGAAGTAGTAGCGGAGGTTTTAATTTAATGACTGATTTCGTTGTAACTGGTGATTCGAATAAAATCCCAGTTGATGCAACTATTAAAAATGTAAATCTGCACAAAGACCCAGATAATACTACTGGCTGGACTGCAACTCAAACAGCGGGTGAAAATCAACGTACTGCATATATCGTACCTGTAGGAAAAAAATTCATAGTGTTGAAAATATTTGGTGCGAACAAAGGTGTCGATCAAGACTGGCAATTTGGATATTCAACAAGTACGGACTGGACTGCTGTCGGAAAAAAATATTTTATGTTGCTTAATGTTGTAGAAGATAATTATTTTAATTTTGATTGTTATTGGGAAGTTCCGGCCGGAAATTATCTTAATATCTATGTCTCAACATCTGGAACTTGCAACATTTACGGAATTGAAATGGATGCATGAATTTTAATTTTTTAAAAAAAAAGAAAAAAAGGAAAAAACGACCTACTCACGAACTAGAAGATAAGTAAGGATCGTTTTTTTCGTTACACACTTTGCATTGTAGGCGGTCTTTGGAGACAAAGGAACCACAAACCCCACAAAAATATTGAATTCTTGTTTTGATTTTGTTTTTTTCTGCCCATATCTCCAAACTTTCGTTGGCTATTTTCCAAGAATCTAGACTCAACTAAATAACCTCGTCATCACTTTATTGATGTCATCGTTTTTGGTGGTATAACTCACGATGTAACGTAAATCGTGATATATTTCAAGTTCTTTACGAACCCTAATTTCATCACCATTTTCTGATTCAACAATTTTTTTCCCGTAAGTCAGCAAGTCTTCAACACGCTGTATGGCTTTTTGATTTGTTGTCATCTTGTGAGTTTCTGATGGCTTCTTCTTTCTTTTGCATTAATTGTATCCATCCAATCACAATGCATACATCGCAGAACCCATTTAGGAGGTTTGCAAATTCGACCTTCGCCATTTTCGATGATTTTTTTGCAAGTTTCGCAAATGTCTTTTTCTGTCATTAATTATAATTAGTAAGTGTGTATGTAAGTCTTTTGTGTCCCACCACACAACTTCTTTTTTACTGTGTGGTGGTTTTACCACAACCCCAGAGGATTTTTAGCAATTCCCCCCATTCTGCCAGTCCCTTAATGCTTAGGATGGGATACACTCGGTCATAAATGTTGAGTAAAAATATGGGTGTTTGGGAGGTTCTAGGAGGGAAAGAGGGTAAAATAAGAGTAAAATAGAAGTAATTCTTTAGTAAATAAATGAGTAATATTATAGAAATATTTGTAGATGGTGGAAAAACAAACGCAGAATTAGTTTTTGATAGTATAGAGTTTAGTGATAAAATAATGTCGGTAAGAGGTATTGAAGAATTAATATCTGATATGAGGATAATTAAAGATTATACCGAAGAGGATTAAATGATATGCTTGAAACCGTTCTTAATGAAGTTATTATTCTGTTTGCTGTGGCTGGGGCTAGTGTGTCCGGTATCGTCATTACAAAAAACCTATTCAGATCTTCGCCTTTACATGCAAAAGAACGAAATAGGTTTAATCTCTATATTGGGGATCTGGAAAAGGAAAACAAGAAGTTAAGAGGTGCAGTTAACCGTTCTAAACAACCTTTAAGCATTAAAGAATTTGATGAAGAAAACCCTATGGGTGCAATTAGTGAATTAATAACTGGTTTATCATCTTCCGGACTTATTCCATCTTCTTTAAAGCCCTTCCTTTCTACTCCGGGAGTAATGAAAGGAATTGAAAAGGCTATTACAGAACATCCAGAAGAAATCAAAAACGTTTTATCTAAACTAGTTAACAAAAAACCTAATGCAAAACAAGAACCACAAAACAACGTCCAAGAGTCTATCGATAGCATGTCTGTATAAGGGCAAATTATGTACTGCTTGTTACTTAGGTTGGGGTATCATTATGAAAGTTGACAAAGTGGGTAATGAGACGTATTCCGTAGATTATTGCGGGTTTTGCAGACGATATCTATAACTTTTTATACGAATATCGTGAATAACTTTTATGGTTAGCCTTAAGACCCTATTTACACTGGGCATTATCGGTGCTGGTCTCTTAGCTTTCACTTCCCTAGGTGGTGCCGGTGGAATAGGTCAAAGGATAGGAGGAGGCTTTAAAGCATTTCAAGATAATTTAGTAGGTAGCTTCACAGGTGCGTTAAACCCATTTGGTGCAGCAGCAACATCAGGCGAACCATTAATTGATTTACAATTATCAAACGATCCTTCCAGATATACAGATCCGGCCACAGTAGCACAAAACTTACAAAATGCTATTGATATGAATACAGGTCAACCGATTGGAACTAGTCCACAATTACCAGACCCTTATGATAGTAAAACTGGCGGTGGTCAAGTCGATACAAGTCCGGTTCCACAAGCTACACCAATTGAAACAACACAAGAACCAAAAGTTCAAAGCGGTATTGCAAATCAAGGCGGTCTAATAATTCCAACTCCACCTAAACCAGATAGTTATCTAGAACGAATTACACAATATGTAGAACAACCATTAACCGTTTTAACTCCATCAGTAGCTGCAAAACAAAACATTTCACGTTCTAAGCAAGATTATGGAGGTTATG